AACAATTGTTGAAAAGGAAGTAATTATTCCTTCAGTAGTAGATACAGCAGCATTATTAAAAGATTACTACTCAAAGGTATTATACAAAGATGTATTAGTATTGCCTGATTCATTGGGAACAGTTGCTGTAACTGATACAATTTCACAAAATAAAATCTTAGGTAGAACTTTCGATGCAAAAGTAAAAGAAAGAACTATTAAAGAAACTATGATTGTTAAAGAATTACCTAAAATGCAAGTATACTATGGTTTCAATGGTGGCTTTAATAAAGCAGATGTAGTATCACATGTTGGTGCTGGTGTAATCCTTAAAACTAAAAAAGATAAAATTTATCAATTAGGTGCAGGTGTAGCAAATAGAACTACCGATGGAACTAATGGAACATTATCACCATATGTTGGTGCTGGTGTTTATTGGAAGATTAAGTTCAAAAAATAATGAATACTCCCCAAAAATCCCTAAAGGATGTAATTAAGGAACAATATCAAAAGTGTGCGGGTGATCCTGTATACTTTATGAAAAAATATTGTAAGATTCAACATCCGATGAGAGGAAAGATACCATTTGAATTGTATCCTTTCCAAGAAGATGCGTTAACGGATTTCGCAAATAATAGATATAACATTGTACTGAAATCTCGTCAGTTAGGTATCTCAACTTTAGTGGCGGGATACGCTTTATGGAGAATGATATTCCAAGAGGATTTCAACGTACTTATTATTGCGAACAAACAAGATGTTGCAAAGAACTTAGTATTAAAAGTTAGAACGATGAACCAACTCCTACCTGTATGGTTAAGAGTTGCAGAATCGGAAGATAACAAACTTTCCCTTCGTTTAAAAAATGGTTCTCAAATCAAAGCGGTATCTTCAAAACCTGACTCTGGTCGTTCTGAAGCCCTATCACTATTGGTATTTGATGAGGCCGCATTCATTGATTATATTGATGAGATATGGACTGGTACTCAATTAACGCTTGCGACGGGTGGTGATTGTATTGCACTTTCTACTCCTAATGGTGTTGGTAACTGGTTTCATAGAATGTGGGTTGGTGCAGAAAATGGACAAAATCTATTTCATCCAATCAAACTTCACTGGACCGTTCATCCTGATAGAGATCAAAGTTGGAGAGATGAACAAACACAACAATTAGGTGAAAAACAAGCAGCACAAGAGTGTGATTGTGATTTCATTTCTTCGGGTGATAATGTTATTGATGGCGAATTACTACAATGGTATACAGATAATTACATAAAAGATCCTGAAGAAAAGAGAGGATTTGATAATAATTTATGGGTTTGGAATAGACCGGATTATACAAAAACATATGTAGTAACAGCCGATGTAGCAAGAGGAGATGGTGCAGATTATTCTGCATTTCATGTAATTGATATTGAATCTATGGAACAGGTAGTAGAATACAAAGGAAAATTAGATCCAAAAGATTTTGCTAATTTATTAATAAGTGTAGCTACGGATTACAATGATGCATTATTAATTGTAGATAATGCAAACATCGGATGGGCAACAATACAACAAATATTAGATAGAGATTATAGAAATTTATTTTGGCAACCAAAAGATATTCAGTATGTTGATGTAGATACGCAATTTACAAACAAATATTATAGAGAACAAAAACAGATGATTCCTGGTTTTACAATTACAACCAGAACTCGTCCTATGATTGTTTCTAAGATAGATGCTTATATGAAGGATAAATCCGTTGTAATAAGGTCTAAGAGAACGATAGATGAGTTATTTACCTTTGTATGGTCTAATGGTAGAGCAGAGGCTGCAAGAGGTTATAATGATGATTTAACTATGGCGTTAGGTATTGGATTGTGGGTTAGAGATACAGCATTAAGATTACAAGGAGAAAGAGTGGGTATGAGTAGAAGTGCATTAAACGGATTCCAAAAAAGTGAATATAATGCATTGTATACAAACGATGATTTAAAAGTTGATCCTTATCAAATGCAAGTTAATAAAGATGATTTTGAAGACTTGAGGTGGTTAATTAGATAAGTTGATATTTATATATTGTATAATAATAGGAAAAAAGTATGAAGAAAAGTTTTTTATATGAATTTTTTGGTTTACCTTTAAGTAGGAAATCAATAACTATGGAAAATGGTCAAGAAATTGAACTAGGTAAAATTTATAATGGGACCGGTTTTGGTAAAGTGACTGAAGAAGTTGATGATGATTGGACGGATGAGTATGATGTAGAGAATGAATATGATATGGATGATTTCATTTCTTTTATGAAAACTAAAATGAAAGAAAAGGAAATGTATAGTGAATCTACATTAGAGGAAGCTGAATATCAAGGTAGAAAAGTTCCATTGGGTAAACCAATGAGGGGAGATGTTAAGAAATTTAAAGTATATGTTAAGAACCCTGCAGGTAGAGTTGTTAAGGTAAACTTTGGTGACCCAAATATGAGAATCAAAAAATCAAATCCTGAAAGAAGAAAATCTTTTAGAGCAAGACATAATTGTGATAATCCGGGTCCAAGAACAAAAGCAAGATATTGGTCTTGTAGAAAATGGTAAAATAAATTATGGCAGATACTACAATATACGGAAGGCTTAAAAAGCTGTTCTCTACAACTACAATGGTTCGTAGAACAGCAGATGGTAAGATTAGAGTAATTGATTTTGATGAAACACAGGCTATCGCTACTAACCTTAGAGATAGATACACTCGTCTTCATTCATCATCTATGAACTCTACTTATGAGAATTATTTGGCGTATCAACAAATAAGACAAGAATTATTCAGAGATTACGATTCAATGGATATGGATCCGATTATTGGTGCAGCATTAGATATTTACGCAGATGAATCAACCGCTAGAAATGAATTTGGTAGAGTAGTAGAAATTAAAACTAACAACGAACAAATAAAAGAATTATTAGATAATTTATTTTATGATGTTTTAAATGTTGATTTTAATTTATGGCCTTGGACAAGAAACTTAGTTAAATATGGTGATTTCTTTTTACATTTAGAAATTGCAGATAAATTAGGTATAGTAGGTGTTCAACCATTATCAGCATATGAAATTACAAGAGTTGAAGGATTTGATCCAAACAATTGGCAGGCTGTAAAGTTTGTGCATACTCCATTAGCAACAAAATCTATGTTTGTTGCTGGTCAAAAACAAGAATATGAAAACTATGAAATGGCACACTTTAGATTATTAAGTGATACTAATTTCTTACCTTACGGAAAATCATTTTTAGAAAGTGCAAGAAGATTGTGGAAACAATTATCTTTGATGGAAGATGCTATGATTATTCATAGAATTGTAAGAGCACCACAAAAAAGAATTTTTAAAATAGATGTGGGTGGTATTCCACCAAATGAAGTTGATCAATATGTTCAAAGAATAATCAACAAATCTAAAAAAACTCCATATATCAACTCGACAACAGGTGAATATAATTTAAAATATAATATTCAAAACTTAATGGAGGATTTCTATTTACCAGTAAGAGGTAGTGATAGTGGAACTGAAATCTCAAATTTAGATGGATTAGAATATTCTCCTATTGAAGATATCGATTACTTAAAGAACAAAATGTTTGCAGCTTTAAAAATACCAAAACAACATTTGGGATATATTGAAGATGGTAACTCAAAAGCAACATTAGCTGGTCAAGATATGAGATTTGCAAAAACAATCGAAAGATTACAAAGAATTGTAGTTGATGGATTAGAAAAGATTGCAATCGCTCATTTATACGCACAGGGTATTGATGATACGGAATTAACTAATTTTGAATTAAGTTTAACACTACCATCAGTAATATACGAACAAGAAAAAGTAAATCTTTGGACAGCTAAAATTGAATTAATCCAAAAAATGGATCAATTAAAAGTTATATCTAAAGATTGGATGTATAAAAATATTCTTAATTTTACATTTGAAGAAGCAGAACTACAAAGAGAAGCATTAAAGGATGATGCTAAATTGACATTCGTATTAAATAACTTAGAACAAACTGGAACAGAGAAACCACAAGATCAACAAGGAATGTTAGGACAACAACCTGCATTAGGTACTGATGAAGAAGGGAATCCTATGGATGTTCAACAAGGTGAAGAACAACCACAAGAAGAACCACAACCAGAAGGACAACCTTTGGATATTGAGGATCAACTTTCCTCTTTAGAAAAAGAATTAGGAATGGATGGTGAAGTAGAAGAAAGTGCAAAACCAGTTGGAAGACCATCATCTCATACTACATATGGTAAAGATAAATCACCATTTGGTAGAGATCCGTTGGGAAAAAAAGATTGGAAAAATCAAAGTAAAAATGAAAATTATATTGAAATGATTAAAAAATCCATTAAAAAAAGTGGAAAACAAATAATTAGAGAAGGAAATTCTATGATGGATGAACAAAATATCATAGAAAATTAGTTCTTATTTTAAGAGTATATATTTATAAATGGATTAATGTATATAAATGAAACAAATTAAACATTCAAAATTTAGAAACACAGGCTTCCTTTTCGAATTACTTGTAAGACAAGTAACCTCAGATATTTTAAATAATAGAAAAGGTATCGCAGAAGGATTATTAAAAAAATACTTTAATTCAAAGACAGAATTGTCTAACGAATTAAAACTTTACCAATTTATTGTATCTGAAAAATATAATAATGAGAATAGAGCTGAAAAGTTTGTAGATGCGGTAATTGATAGTAGAGCCAAATTAGACGAAAAGAAAATCTTAAAAGAGAAATATAATCTAATTAAAGAAATTAAAGATAATTACTCTATTGATGAGTTTTTACGTTCTCAAATACCAAACTATAAGGTATTAGCATCAGTATATAAAATATTTGAATATAAGATTAATACTGAACAAAATTACGATCCAAAAGATTTTATTAATACAAAATATACATTAGTAGAGCATTTAACTGGAAAAGTCAATAATACAAAAGCAATTACTGAATCAACAATTCAAACTGAACTTAAAAAAGAAGATGAAGAAATTCGTTTGTTGACTTATAATGTATTAATAGAAAACTTTAATAAAAAATACAAAAATCTTAATGAACAACAAAAAGGTTTATTAAAAGAATATATTAATTCATTTACTAATTCTGACAATTTAAAGAAATATGTTGTTAATGAAGTAAAAGTTTTAGTTAAAGATTTTAAACAAATTGGTAATAAAATAACTGATAAAGTTACAAAAATTAAATTAGCAGAAACAATTAACCAATTATCTAAAATAGCTAGTAGTAGTAAAATCAAAGATAATCATATCACATCTTTAATTATGTGTTATGAATTACAAAAGGAGTTAAAGGATGTCACAACAACTATCCGAAAAACAACTATTTAAATTAAAAGAAACTATTCGTAAAAGAATTAGAGAATTTACAGGAACTGCAAGTATAGCAGGATACGATACTCCCCATGCTTTTGGCAAAGATACTAAAGGTGATATAAAACGTAAAGTTAAATCATCAGGTACAGGATTTGAATATGCTAAAAGTATATCTGAAAATCGTTGGTTAGAATTGAAAAAAGATGAGACAAGAACTCCATCTCAAAAAGTTTCACATGGTATTAGAGAATTAAAAAATCAATTAGCAGAAATTGAAAAATTTGTAGGTTGGTATAATAGATTAAGAAGTGAAAATAATTTGGGAAAAAACGATTTCTTTAAAAGAACTAATACAAATATTTATAGAATCAAAGAACGAATTATAAAAATAGCTAACTCTATACAAGAGATTGATAAATCAGAAAATGAAGAAAATATAGAGGAAGTAGATTCTAAAAAACCAGGCGCATTAGAAAAATACGCAGTTACAGCTACACCAAAAGGTAGTAATCCTAATGCAAAAAGGGTAACATTAACAAAACCGGCACCTAAAGCAACTGCACAAACACAAGCAGCTAGTTTTAGAAAGATGGATAAATATCAAACAATTAGATTAAAAAAGGCATAAAATGATAAGATTAACTTCATTGGTAACACCACAAGTATTGGGAAAACCAGTAAATTCAAAAACTTCAGTAGTTAAAGAAAACGAAGAACCTGAGCAAAATGTAGCAAATGGTTTACCTCAAACTCAAGGTGATGATAAAATCACTATGACTAGAGAATCATTAAAAAACATAGTTAGAGAAGTAATGAAAGAGGAAGGTGAATATCAAAAAATATTTCATAAATTATTGAATAAATTTGGTGTAAACTCTCCTGCAGAATTAAGTGATGAACAAAAGAAAAAATTCTTTAATTTAGCAAAAGGTGTTCAAACTGAATTAAAAGAAAGAGCTAAAATCAAAGAAGCAGAATTAAAAGGTGGACAACACAAATTAGATATGGATAAAGATGGTGACATCGAAGCTGATGATTTAGCAAAATTAAGAGCAAGTAAAAACGAATCTAAAAAGAAATAGATATGTTGTTAAAGAAAGGTGATAATAACGAAAATGTAAAGTTAATGCAGGAAAAATTAGGTATTTCTCCAGCAGTGACTAATTTTGGGCCTAAAACTGAACAAGCAGTAAAAGAATTTCAAACAAAACACGGATTACCCGCAGATGGTATTGTAGGTCCTAAGACATGGGAAATGATTATGGGTCATAGTGGTATAGTAATTGCACCAGTTGAATCAGCACCAATAGCACAAGTAGGTGGATTAAAATTAGACAAATTAAAAGGACATATTCCGGATGCAGTAATCGCTATGATTCCTGATACTGCTGATAAATTCCAAATTAATACTCCATTAAGATTAGCACATTTCTTAGCACAATGTGGACATGAAAGTGGTGGATTCCGTTTAACACAAGAAAACTTAAACTATTCGGCAAAAGGATTAAATGGTATCTTTAAGAAATACTTCCCAACGGAAGCAGCGGCAGCAGCTTATGCTAGAAATCCACAAAAGATTGCAAACAAAGTGTATGCAAACAGAATGGAAAATGGTTCTGAAGCAAGTGGGGATGGATACAAATTTAGAGGTCGCGGATATATTCAATTGACTGGTAGAGCAAACTATACAGCATTTGGTAAAGCAATTGGTGAAGATATTGTAAATAATCCTGATATTGTGTCTGGAAAACACGCATTATTATCAGCGGCATGGTTCTGGTCTAAAAACGGATTGAACAAATTGGCTGATGGTGGTGCAAGTGATGCAACCGTAACATCTATTACTAAAAGAGTAAATGGTGGAACAATTGGTTTAGCAGATAGAATAAAACATTTTAAAGAATATTATCATTTATTAGCATAGTATGGCAAAGAATTTAATTATAGAACATAACTTATTTGAAGGAAAAATTAAAGAAGACCAAAATGGTAAATTCTTAGTTAAAGGTGTCCTACAAAGAGCAGATGCAGCAAATCAAAACAATCGTATTTATCCGTTTCATATCTTACAGAGAGAATCTAAGAAATATGAAACATTAATTAAAGAAAGAAGAGCATTGGGTGAATTAGATCATCCAGAATCTACGGTGATTAACCTAAAAAATGTATCTCATAATATTGTAGAAATGTATTGGGAAGACAAAGATTTATGTGGGGTAGTAGAAGTATTATCAACACCAGCAGGAAATATCTTAAAAGAGTTATTTAAACACAATATTCGTTTAGGTATTAGTAGCAGAGGATTAGGTTCAGTTAAACCAAATAGAGATGAAACGGTAATGGTTCAAGAAGATTTTGAATTAATTGGATTTGATTTTGTTTCTAATCCATCAACACATGGTGCATTTTTATCACCTACTAATATGAATGAAAGTGTTAGTAAAGAGGTAGATGTATGTGGGGATTTTTGTAGATCACAAGATTTAATGAGACAAATCATTGAAGAATTAAATTAATTATATTTATAATAGTATGATAAAGTTAAAAAAATTAATGGGTGAAGGTGAAGATAAGAAAGCACCATCTCCAATGCACAACGAAGCAAGAAGACATTTCTTAGAAGTGATTTCTACTTACAAAGCATTTGGACCTAAATTACAAGCAGAACATGATTTACAACAAATAGCAGAAACTTTAGGTGCTATTGTAGATGCAGCTCATACTTTTGCAATGAAGGAAAGTGGAAACAATTTTGATCCTGCTACGGTAAAAAGAAATATGAACGAATTGAACAAATTATCTGGTCAATTTGAAAAAACTGCAAATGAAGCAAAACAACTTCAACAAAGATTAGCTTCTATGTATGAAGATATGGGATATGTATTGAGTAAGTATTTTGAAATAGCAGATATTGATGAAGAAACTGCAATGCATAGATTAGGACATAGAAAACCAAAAGCAGAACAATCATTACAATTAAAAAATTTAATGCCAGAAGCAGAAGGACCGTGTTGGAAAGGATATCAACAAGTTGGAATGAAAATGAAAAACGGTAGACAAGTTCCAAATTGTGTTCCTAAGAATGAAGCAATAGTTAAAGAAAATAAATCAGATTGTGGATGTAATGAAGTTCACGATTGTGGTTGTGGTGGACATCATAAACATTAATAAAAATAAATAAAATGGTATTATTTAATAGAGCAGAAACATTTTACTCAGGTAGTGGCACAGTACAATTAGGTAGTTCAGTAGATTCTAGTAATTATAGACATATGGCGATTGGATTTGTAGCGGCAAATGGTGCAAAAGGAACTATCGGTTTGGATATAAGTGGTAGTTTAGATTTAGATGATTTTACAGCTAATACACCTACATTTTGTAGAATGAAATCTGTTAATGTTACAAATGGTGGACATGTACATGTATTTTATAAAGAAAACAAACACTAATATATTTAAAAAGTTACTATGATTATTATCGACAATGTAAACAATGACAATTTACAAAAAGCGTTAAAGGTTTTAAAAAAGAAATGGCAAGATAGTGGTGCCAGTGAAGAATTAAGAGATAGAAAATACTACACAAAACCATCTGCAAAAAAGAGAGTTCAAAACGAAAAAGCAGTTAGAAAACAACTTAGAACTGCAAAAAACAACTTAGAATTCAAAAATATTAAACAAATTCCAAAAAAATATATTGGACTTTAATCGTTTAGTATAAAAAGTATATATGTATATTATATATTTCCTCTATTATTAGGAAATTTTATTTTTACGATACTCGATGAATACTCTATCTCTATATAGAGTTCCGAAAGAATATCAAAATTCTATTTAAGCCGCCTAATCCTACAATGGCTTAACAAATCAAAAAGGACATAAAAAAATGGCAAGTTCAAAATTATTGAAAGAAGCAATCGCAGATGCTAAGGCCGTTCGTGAAACTGCATTAGCAAACGCTAAGATTCAATTGGAAGAGGCATTTACTCCAAGATTGAAATCAATGCTTTCTCAGAAGTTAAGAGCTGAAGCTGAAGACATGGAATCTGAAGAAGATGAAGTGAAAGAAGCTTACGGTGATGACGAAGAGAAAGAAGAAGAGAAAGTTGAAGAAGAATATTCTTCATCTAATATCGGTGCTGGCGATGGTGGTACAACATCAGGTCAGAACAACAAAAAACCAACTTATCATGATGCGGGTGCAGAAGATAAGTTAGGTGCAGCAGATGTAACATCAACATCTAAAAAACCAGAAGCAGAAGTAGAAGAGTATGAATTCGCAAAATCTATTACAGAAGCTGATGATGAAGATGAAGATGAAAAATCTAAAGAAGTTAACGAATCCGACTACGAAAATTCAGATGATGAGGAATCAAAAATGAATAATGAAATGCACGGTGACGAAGACGAAATGCAAAGTGATGAACAATCAGAAGATGATTTGGATTTAGAATCTATCATTAGAGAATTAGAGCAAGAATTGCACTATGGTGATAATGAAATGGAAGAAGAATCTGAAGAAGATAATATCGATTCTGATGAGTTTAATCAAATGGGTGAAGAAGCAGACGATGTAGATACTGCAATGGATGCTGATAATCCTCACGCTGTAATAGCGAAAGAAGGTGAAGAAAACGATGAAGAAGAAATGAACATCGAAGAAATCATCAAAGAATTAGAAGAAGAAGAAAAAGCTGAAGAAGAAGAAAAAGAGAAAGTAGAAGAAACTAAAGTATTAAAAGCAGAATTAGCAGAAGCTATTTCAGTAATAAAATCTTTAAAATCTACAATCAATGAAGTAAACTTATTGAATGCTAAATTATTGTTCTCTAATAAATTGTTTAGAAGCTATAACTTAACTAACGAGCAAAAATCTAAAGTAATTGACTCTTTAGACAGAACTACAAACGTTAGAGAAGTAAAATTAGTTTACTCAACATTAGCTGAAAGTATGAAATTTTCTAATGCATCTACAAAGAAAGCTGTAAAGCAAATCGCAGAAGGTGCTAGTAGAGTTCAAAAATCAACAAAACCAACAACACAATCAGTAATTAGTGAAGGTACATCTTACGCTAATAGATTTAAAGAGTTGGCTGGTATTTTAAAATAATTAACAAAAACAAATAAGGAAAAAACAAAATGGCAAATTTTGATTTAACGAAACTTATGGAAGGCAAGAACCCAACTTCAGTTATGCTTGAGCAAACTAGAGGTTTAAAAAACAAATGGGAAAAAACTGGTCTTTTAGAAGGAATAGGTGAAAAAACTCAACAACACGCAATGGCTGTGTTATTAGAGAACCAAGCAAAACAATTGCTTGACGAGGCAACTCAAACTGGTACTTCAGCAGGTTCTGAAGAATGGTCTGGTGTAGCTTTACCGTTAGTAAGAAGAATCTTCGGTGAAATCGCTGCTAAAGAATTCGTTTCTGTACAACCAATGAACTTACCTTCAGGTTTGATTTTCTACATGGATTTCAAATATGGTTCTGCACAATCTGGTAATCCTTCTTTCCAAAACAAATCACTTTACGGTGGTACTGGTAACGGAAAATTAGGTTCAACTGATGAAGCAGTAGGTGGTTTATATGGTGCAGGTAGATTCGGATATTCAGTTAACCAACAAGATACAATCTTAGCTTCAGTAGCTACTGCAAAAGTAACTAACTTAGCTGATGTAAACTTTGATGGTGACTTATCTGCATCGGTTGCTAGTGGTAATCTTTACAAATTAACTTTAACTTCTGCTTCAGTAGCTGCATTATCAGCTGATGTAAACGCAGTTAGAAGTTTTTTTGTATCTGGTTCAACTACAAACGGTACAACATCAACTTTCGCAACTTACTTCCCTGCATTGACTACATACTCTTCAAACGGTACTGTATCATTCATCGTTAGTGGTTCTGCAATTTCTTCAGGTTCATCAACTTCTACAATTGGTGTAGTTTATTCTAAGCAACCAACTTCTATTTCTAGAGGTGATTTCGAAGATAGAGATCCAATCGTTGGTGGTGATACTCCAGACGGAACAAACTTAGCTATTCCTCAAATCGATTTAGAATTGAAATCTGAGGCTATCGTTGCTAAGACAAGAAAATTAAAAGCTGTGTGGACTCCAGAGTTGGCACAAGACTTGAACGCTTACCATTCAATTGATGCTGAAGCTGAATTAACTTCTATGCTATCTGAATACATTTCTTTAGAAATTGATTTGGAAATCTTAGATATGTTAAAAGCTAACGCATTAACTACTGAATACTGGTCTTTAAAGGTTGGTAATGAGTGGAATGGTTCTGCATTCGAAATCGATTCTGATGTAGCTGCAGCTTCTGCATATACAAGAAACACTTGGTTCCAAACTTTAGGTACTAAGTTGAACAAAGTATCAAACAAAATTCATCAATTGACTATGAGAGGTGGTGCTAACTTTATCGTTGCTTCTCCAGACGTATGTACAATCTTAGAATCAATCCCAGCGTTCACTGTATCTGCTGATAAAGATGCTAAGCAATTTGCAGCTGGTGTAACTCAAGTTGGTTCTATCGCAAATAGATACACAGTTTACAAGAACCCTTACATGACTGAGAACGTAATGTTGTTAGGTTACAAAGGTAACAACTTCTTAGAGACTGGTGCTGTTTACGCTCCATATGTACCATTGATTTTAACTCCATTAGTGTACGATCCAGATAACTTCACTCCAAGAAGAGGTGTTATGACTCGTTACGCTAAGAAGTTAGTAAGACCTGAATTCTTCGGTAAGATTGTAATAGGTGACTTAAACTTATTGTAATCTCTGTAAGAGTGAACATAAATAAGAAAGGGGGTAGAAATACCTCCTTTTTTATGTCGTATATATTTATCTAAAAGTTATTAATGGAAAAAATATATATTATAACAGCAGGTGATTCATTTACAGATTCACATATGCCATACATTACTACGGATCAAAGGGATACCTATTATGGTATTTTAGATAAACTTAATAATCCAAAGGAATTGTGTACACCTGATTATTCTTTTAAGTATCCATACCATTTAATATATGAATTATGGCAAATTGGTATTGAATTTGAATATTTTAATATAGGAAAAGGTTCTGCCGGTAATCATGTAATATTTCATAGATATAAAGAAAAAGTTAAAGAATTATTAGAAAAAGGCGTTAATCCAAAAAACATATACGGAACATTGCAATTAAGTGGATTAGTTAGAACTACTAATCCAATATATGAAATTGAATTTGATTTACCAAATGTAGAAGGAGCAGAATGGGACTATATAGATAATTTAAATCCAACTGTAAATTTATATAAAGATGTATTAGAAGCACATATTTCAAATTTAGAAAATATCATTCAATGGAATAAAGAAACTGGAATAGAACATTTTAATATGTACTTTGGTTGGGCGGTTTTTTATGAAGATGAATTAATTGAGTATAATTTAAAAGAAAGATTTGAATTAATTGATAAAAATTATTTTTCTTATTTTGATTATAAAGAACGAATAGATGTTATGCAATATAATTGTGCAGGAGTTAAACAAGTTCTTAAAAAAATATTTGGGTTAAAACAAGAAGAATATTTAATTAAAAGTGGTAAATATGGTGGAATGACAGAATTCGTTGCTGATAGAACGGATGATGAACAAAAGTATTATATGTCTCATTTTGATTCACATTTAAATACATACGGAAATTATAAATGGTATGTAGATTATTTTAGAAAACTATATGTTAAATGGGGAATTTTAAATGAAGAAAGTTTAATAGAAAAAAATCAGAAATTAAACAATATGTTACACAAAATATTTAAAGTAAATACCGATTGTTTTCTTACAAGTTATGAATACACACAACAAGATAGTGATAATAATGAATTAAAATTAAGAATTAAAGAAGAAAAATACAAAAAGTTTTTTATAACTTAACATATTGATATTTATACAAAAGGATTATAATGGCAGCAGATTTAGTAACATCAATCAATTGGCCTGGTAGTTCATC